ATATAACGTTTACACAGACGGTCTGGCTGGCGGCTATAGCGCAATGCGCGTGTTTACAGATTACGTCAACGAGATGTCATTTGAACAAAACATCAATGTAGAGCGAGTGTTTGACCCAACATTGTGTGGCTGGGATCCAATGGCGCGCGAATCACACAAAGGTGATGGTCAGTATTGCTTTGAACTCTCTCCAATGACTCGCAAAGAATTCGAAGATGATTATGGCTCAAAAGTTACCGAGCGCATGAAGTTCACACGTGATCTTGCGGGCTTTGGCTGGTCATACAAAAACTCAAAAGAAGATGTTATTTTGGTTTGTGACTTCTACGAGAAGAAGCGTAAGCGCGTCAAGATTATCAAGTTAACCAACGGTCATACTGTACTCGAATCTAAGTACAAAGAATTCCTTGAGCTATGGGAAGCTGAAAGCTTTCTTGAACAACCACCGTTGCCCGTCGGTGAACCACGATGGACTCATCTAGAAACAATCTGTAGATACAGGCTGTGTGAGTCTGAAGTATTAGATTACACCGAAACCAACTTTAAACACCTCCCTATCGTGTTTGTCGATGGCAACAGTGTGATGCTAAACGAAGGCACGACGCAGTCGCAAATGACAAGACCATATGTTTATCATGCCAAGGGCATACAACAACTTAAAAACTTTGCGGGCCAGTCATTAGCTAATGAGTTAGAAAACTTAATTCAGCATAAATTTGTAGTGGCAATTGAGTCTATCCCAGAAGATTACATCAGCGCTTATCAAAACGTGCAGAAAGCCGATACACTTATATATAACCATTTCATGGATAAATCAGACACGAGCGTAACGTTGCCACCACCACGCGAAGTTCAGCGAACTCCAATCCCACCACAGATTGCAGAGACATTTAGAATGTCTGACGAGATGACGCAGACAATCCTAGGAACATACGATAACGCTACAGGTCAGAATAATAATCACCTGAGCGGGGTTGCGATGGCCCGAGGGGCGATGAACTCCAATAACGCATCAGTACCGTACATCGTGGGCTACATTAAAGGTCTTAACAGAGTCGCGCAAATCATTGTTGACTTGATACCTAAGTACTATCTAACGCCTCGCAGCATGCCTGTATTGCTGCCTAGCGGTAAGCGTGAGTATGTTGTGATTAACAAAAAAGGGCCTAATTCTTTATATATGAATTACGACCCAAACACGATTCAAGTTAAAGTTGAAACTGGTGTTAACTTCGCTATTCAAAAAGAAATTGCATTGCAAACAATCACGAGCATGATGCAAGCGTCTACTTCGTTCGCAGACTTCATCAATCAGTATGGGCTTGAGGTCTTACTTGATAACATTGAAATCCGCGGAATTGATTCTCTTAAAGTTAAAGCTGAAGAATACAGCAAAACGATTGAGCAAAAGCAGCAGCAACAACAGCAGATACAGCAGCAACAAATGCAGATGCAAAACAAAATGGCTCAAATCAACATGGCTAAAGCTGAGAAAGAATTGCAATCACCTACCGCTGGGCAGCTGGGCGCTGCGAAACTTCAGCAAGACGCACAGAAGAATGAGTTTGATGCAAAGGTAGATTATGCAGAGCTGCATATCAAAGAGCGCCAGGCTGAGGATGATTTCTTAAAAGTGATGGCTGATATTAATAGTTCAGAAATTGATGCAGAGCTTAAGCAGGCCAAAGTGGACGCTGAACAAACGCGCTCAGCTGTCGAGATGGCAATCTCAACAAGCAAGCACATTACAGAGATGACAAAGCTAAATGATAAACCAACGGAGCTAAGTAATGAAGAATAAAACAGATAAAGCAATGGCAAAGCCAAAGAAAAAGGCAGTCAAAAAAAAGAATCCGTCTATTCCAAAAGCAGGAAGTATGAAGAACAAATACTAGGAGCAAACCATGGTTGATATGCGAACAGAGATTGAACTAGATGTAGCTGAGAAAGTGGCGGAGCTTCATAAGCGATTAGATGAAGCGGAAGCGCGAGCTAAGTGCTCTCAAAGAAATATTTACTGGGAACGCATAAAGAAGTTCTTTCGACTGTGGGCAGAAAAGTGACAAAAGCTATTATCTGTTGTCAAACTGTTCATAAGTTTGTTAACATATGATTAATGGCGGACCAACCGCACAAAAAACTGGGTAAACCACGCACATATGCGGTCAAAATATGCGCACCGAGACGTTATCGGGTACAACACTTGAGAAAGGTAAATCTGAGATGGAAGAAATGCAAGAAAACATAGCCCCTGAAGTTGAACAAGCGCCGGTTGAGACCGAAAAAATGGTTCCGCAATCACAGGTAAACGCGATTATTCAAAAGAAGATGGCCATGGCTGCTGATAAAGCACGCAAAGAAGCTGAGCAAGAGTACATGAGCAACCTGCAAGCCGCGCAAGAACAGCGCAATAGTGAGCAGGCACAACCTCAAAGAAATGAGCAAGTTTCGCGCGATGTCGACGCTGAATCAATGTACCAACAAGTGCAAGAAAAGTTTAACGCCGACATGCAGAAGCGACAAATGGAATCTGAAATGTCTAATATCGCTGATAGCTATCTAGCTAAAGTCGATATGGGCAAAGATATTTATGATGATTTTGAAGATATTACGGGCGACTTTGACGCTACTGCTTTCCCAAAACTAGTCTACATGTTAGCCGGTATTGATAACGCAGCAGATGTTTTATATGAGCTTAATAAAAATCCTCAAAAACTCGTAACTGTTGACGCACTTGCAGAAAAATCACCAAAGCAAGCACACGCTGAATTGCTAAAACTCTCTCGCTCAATTGCTGAAAATAGAACAGCACAAGCGGAAGGGCAGCAACAAGGCACGAACGCACCTTTGGACCGATTAAACCCATCTCGTACGACAGGTAACAACGGCAAGATGAGCACAAAAGAGTTACGCAACCAGCCTTGGCTACGCGGGTAATTCTCTAAAAAACAATTTGTCGTTGTAGTTCTATTTTTTTTAATAAAAGGGTTATACGATGACAAATAATGTCTTACAACAAGTCATTACTTATAATGAAAGCAACCTTGCGTTATTGCAAAACAGCTTCGCTATGATTAGTAATGCAAACATGAAGTTTAAAAACTTTGACGCTGACTCACCAAAGAACTTAGGTTCATCAGTTAGTTTCGACTTACCACCACGTTTTACAACTAATAACAGCCTTGTTGCTAGTTTCCAATCTGCTGAACAACGCGTGCAAAACTTAACAGTAAATAAAGCTGCTAGTACTGCATACGATTTCACAGCGCAAGAATTCATCTTTAATGTACGCGATTACATGGATAAATTCGGACGCAGTGCAATGGCTGAAATCGGTTCACAAGTTGAAGCAGATGTAGCAAGCTTAGCTGAAACTAACACATTCCGATTCTTCGGTGATGGCGTTAACCCAATCAACAGTTATGTTCAGCTAGCTAATGCTTTAGCTTTCTTACGTAACTTTGGTGCTGCTAAAACAAACACTAAAGGCTTTTTGTCTGACCTTACCTTCCCAGGTATCGTTAACTCTGGCTTGAATCAGTTTGCTTTAGATCGTAATAACAAAGAAGCTATGAGCTGGGAAATCGGCGAATTCAGCAACTGCGAATGGTTCCAATCTAACTTACTTAAAACTCATACTTCAGGTTCTGAAGGCGTTAACGCTTCAACATTAACTGTTGTATCAGTGGTTAAAGATGCTAACGACGCAGTTACATCTATCGTATTCAGTGGCACTAACGGTGCAACTGATGCTGATTCAATCAAGCAATACGATAAATTACAATTCTCAGACGGCGTTGCTGGCCAAACGAATATGCGTTTTCGCACATTCATCGGTCATCAAGTATCCGAATCTCCCGTACAATTCCGTGCGACTGCTGATGCAGCTTCAACCGGTGCTTCACAAGTTACGGTAACAATCTATCCACCATTAAAAGCGGCTGCTGGTGCTGACCAAAACATCAATGTGGAAATCGCTGCTGGCATGCAAGCCACTGCGTTACCTTCACATCGCTGTGGTCTTTTATATGCTGGTGACCCGTTATTCTTGGCTATGCCTAGACTACCTGAAGAAGTGCCTTTCCCTACTTCGGTTGCTGTTGACCCGGATTCTGGTTGTTCGCTTCGTGCATACTACGGTTCATTGTTCGGTCAAAATCAACGCGGTTTTGTCCACGATGTGATATATGGGTACACATTGGTCGACGAATATAGCCTTATGGTTGCGCTACCTCTGTAGTTCAGAATATGGTATCCTGCTTTGGGTTAACTAAAACAGGATACCGTTATGAAAAAAGAAAATTTAGAATATCACACGAAACCTTGCAAGGATTGCGGGAAGCCTAAGGAGTACGGATACCGTAAAAGCTGTAGATGCTCTGCATGCACTGAAGTGCTCAGAAAAACAAAGCGCAGTTACGCTAATAAGTCTCCTCATGGGACCCGAAAGAAAACTTGCGGTAAGTGTGGTGAGCTGAAAGATGGAAAGTACGACGACGGATATTGTCTCGCCTGCAGAGGTAAGATGGCTAAAGAAAGAAAAGCCAGAATACGCATTGAAAAAGGAATGCGACCTTATAATTCTGGAAGAAAGCCAGAGTGCTGCAGATGCGGTAAGATCAAAGAAAACATCACGTATGGATATTGCTCAGCTTGCGACGCACTTGCCAAAAAAGAAAGAAGGGATAGCAAAGTTTCCTCAGAAGAGGGTAGAATCAAAGAAAGGGCTACATACCATGCAAAAAAAGAAGCCCCAGATTTTATGGTTAAAAAACTGGCTAGAAACACCCTTAATAAATATGTCAGCATTGGTAAAGTTGACAAATTACCTTGTGAGGTTTGTGGAATTGAAAAAACAGAGGCGCATCATGATGATTATACCAAACCTCTAGATGTTAGATGGTTATGTAGAAAACATCATGTTGAACACCATAAGAATGAAAAAATAAAAAAGGAATAATAAAATGCCAAATACACCAATCAAAAATGCAGGCTTTCTGTATATCAATGGTCTTAATCTTTCACGCACTAGTGATGAAGTTATTGCAATTACTGCTGGTCAAGCTCGTAATGGCACCAACGTAAACGACATCACTGTTGGTACAGCTTTAGCTGTAAGCAACATCATCAGCGGTGCTGGTGGTCTTGACACTGGCGCTGTAGCTAATAGCACGCATTACGCTGTGTACGTTATTGCTGATTCAACAGGCAAAGAAACAACTGCTGGTATCTTATCAACAGATATCGCTAGCCCATTATTACCAGGCGGCTATGATATGTCACGCCGAATCGGTTATGTATTAACTGATGGTACAGCTGACTTCTTGGAATTCCGTCAAGAAGGCGCAGGCAATGACAGATGGATGTACTACGACGTTGCTATCGCAACTGATATTACAGCCGGTGCTTCTGCAACTTTTGCTGCTGTAGATGCAAGCGGCGGTATCCCTGACTTAACGGTTAGCGGAACGGTAAACATGCTTGCATTATTTACCCCAACCGCTCCTAACGACACGTTAGAATTACGCCCTGGTAGCTCTGCTGCCGCTGCTGGTTATGTTCGAGCTTCAGGCGCTGTTGCGGCTGTAGTTGAAACAACTAACTTAGTTTGTCCGTTCGACGTAACAACAGGTGTTGATTACATCGTTACAGGTTCTGCTGTTGCATTATCTGTTGCTGGATACTTAGACAAGTTAGTTTAACGTAAAAAAAATTAAGGGTATCTTATGGCTTATACAGTCTCTCAGCTGATAACCGGCGCTTACTACGCATCAGGCGTCGTCTCTCGCGAATTTGAAAGCGTAGAAGGGCCGCAAGCCTCAGATGCCCTTATCTGGTTAAATGAAATTTTAGGGGAAAAGCGTGTTGACGACGGAATGATTCCGTACGAAACCACTTACACCCTAAACATGGTGGCCGGTCAGGAAGAATATACAATTCCTGACTGCATCACTATCGACACACTGACATTCTTAAAAGACACTGTTCGGTACTCAATGAGAGCATCAAAGCGTAATGAATATTTCGGCTCACCTAGAGTTGAAAACATTAGCAGCTTACCGTTTGAATGGTATTTTGAAAGAGCTTTAGGAGGCGGTACGCTTTACATCTACTTTTCACCGGATGAAGCTTACCCGATAACTATTAAAGGCGTGTTCGAATTAGCAAGCGTAACAATGTTCCAAGATTTGGAACTCACACTTGACTCGTTTTACATTACGTATCTTAGATACGCGTTAGCAGACAGAATCTGCAAAGAATTTAATGAGGTTACCCCAGCGGGTGTCTCGGCTCAGCTTAATAAGCTCGTAGCCATGATTGATAAAAAGTCCAGGCGATTAGATTTGCGCTTGCAGAAGATATGCACGCTTAATGGAAGACGTCATGGCGTTAATTGGGGTCAAGTTAATATTGGCCGCGGCTGGTATATTTAATATAGGCGATACACATGGCAGTAGCCAATGCTCAGCAAGTCCCGATTAATGTTGTTGGAAGCTCAATATTTGGTCGATATCCAAAAATTTCTCGTGAGCGTACGTGGAACATGTTCATGTCTGACGATTGGCTAGTGAACACTCCTGGCTTTGAATTTGTATCGCAAGCTTTTTCTGGCGCAGGCGAAGGTCGCGGGTTATTTTACTCATCACGCAGCGGCAGCCAACAGCAGTTTTTAATTGCAGTTGTAGGGACTGGCGTTTACCGTATAGATGCGGGCCTAGGATTTTCTAAAATTGGTGATATCGGTTCACTAACTGGCGAGGTCACAATCGACGAGAATCTAGCGAGCCAGATATGCATAGTTGATGGCACAGATGCCTATATAATAGTTGACGGTATTGGCGTCACTCCGCAAAATATCTTTGCGTCCCATGCATTTTCGCCAACTTATGTTGAATACCATAATACATTTTTTTTAATGACCGGAAGCCCAGGTGATATTAACCCGCAAAACTGGTATATTTTTCAGCCTAAATCAGGCTTTCCTACGGATATAGAGATAGTATCAACAGGCGGTCAAAAGGCCATTGAGACGAAAGCGGATAATGCCGTTGCGATTAAGCGCTTGCCTGGTAAAGGTAATAACATAGTAGTTTTTGGCGAGAATGTTGTGGAGCTATGGACGCAGGTTGGCGATGTAGTCAATTACCGTCGCGCACAATCATTTAACATTGACGTTGGTTGTGTATCAGCTAACACGGTTGCAGCGAGCACAGAGTTTGTTATCTGGCTTGCAGCCAATGAAAATAATGAGCCTTCGATTTATATAACCAATGGCGGCCAAGCCCAAAGAATATCAACTGATGGAATAGATTTTATTCTGCAAAGGATTAAGAATCCGGACCAGTCAACTGCTATTGTGTTTAGGCAAGATGGCCATTTGTTTTATCAGTTAACATTTTTTAATGAAGAAGATAATTTATCATTGCTCTATGATTTTAACACGCAGAAATTCTTTGATATTAGCGACCAGAATTTTAACTTTCATCCTGCTCGGCAGATTGTCTATTTTAATGGCGGCTCTTATTTTATTTCATTAAGCGATGCTAATCTTTACGAGATGAGTACAGACATCGATTACTATAAATATAGTGAGTCAGATGATGACCAGTACAATATTCCTCGCGTAAGAATACCAAAATCTATACGCAAAGCTGACACCTCAACATTTAGAGCGACAGACTTTGAATTTTGGATGGAGCAGGGTGTAAACAATTACCAGGTTGCGTCAACAGAAGATTGCAGCGGTGCATTAGTAACTGAAGGCGTCGAGCCAATCATCGCAGAGAATGGCGACACGATACTGTCACAAGATGGCGAGTGTGCGGTTCAGAATAACCCTTCTGCGATAGTTGAGCTTTCAATATCGAAGAACGGCGGACAGAGTTACGGGCCAGTCGTCCGTAGAAACTTAAACCCTGTTGGGCGTTATCAAAATAGGGTAACGTGGCATAGAATGGGTAGAGCAAACGAGTTATCTTTGCAGATACGTTTTTATGGTCTTCAGCGATTTGTAGTACAGAACGGGACGATAGCAATAAGCTAGTAAATTATGGCAATAGCAGGATTACCAACATATTACACGATGAAGTACTCAGACAAAGACGGTCAGCCGACGAGTGAGTATAATTTATATAACGATCAACTTTCCCAGGTTCTGCAAGAGATTACTAGCAAACTAAATACTGGCAATTTCATGCCATATAAAACGGATGCTGAAGCCGTATTGGCAAGGGATGATGCAAATGTCCCGGTAGGGTCAATGTGGTTTAACACCACTCAATTAAAAATGCAGTTTAAAACGATAATTGGTACACCGGGCACAATCGAAACAATTACAAGCGCGTAAGGAAATTACAATGAGTATATTTGGGGGTGGTGGCCAAACACCAGCGGATGCGGCAAGACCGTACTACGACAAAATCATTCCTATGGAACAAGGTAATTATAACCCTTATATGGAGCAAGGCCAGCAAGCGGGCAATACGCTAACCGACCAATTCGGTCAGCTGGCCAATGACCCAGGCGCCAAATATAATGACTTAATGTCTGGATATAATGAAACTCCAGGATTCCAGCAGCACCGAAAAGAATCTTTGCAGGCAGCACAGAATTCAGCGGCAGCAGGTGGTGAGCGAGGCACTCAGGATGACCAGGTTTTCCAGGCCAGGCTATCTAATAGCTTATCTAATGAAGACATGCAAAATTATTACAAAAACGTTAGCGGCTTATACGGAACTGGCTTGCAAGGTGAGCAAGGATTATATAATACTGGATATGACGCGACTAAGAGCTTAACGAGTGACACAGCGAATGTTTATGGCCAACAAGGCCAGCTAGCTTATAATTCACAAGCTGAACATGATAAGCGTAAGCAAGACTTACTGGGTTCACTAATTAAAGCCGGCGGAACGATTGCTGGTGGCTTCTTAGGTGGCCCTGCTGGTGCGGTAATAGCCAATAAGTTTATTTAAGGAGAATTAAAATGCCATTTCAACCATTTAATTATGCAGGACTTAAACCGCAGGGTTATAGCGGCCTTGTAAGCGGTGTGGATAGCTTTAAGGACAGCCTTGAAAAGGCTAGAAACTTACAGCTTAAGCGGAAAATAGCAGACTCTCAGGAGGCTCACTATAGACAGCAAGCGCAGCAGTCCACTTTGCGGCAGCAGCTTATGATGGAGCAGATAAAAGCAGCCCAGTTAAAGAATGACCCAGAAAAAAGAGCTGCATATTATAATTCTCTAGCAAACCTGAGCGGAAATCAGTCAGGAGGCCAGCAGACGCAAGCGCAAGACCCAAGTGTAATCCCGCAAGCGCCGGGGCGCGAAGGAATGCAGCAAGATATGCAGCCTGGAAATATGAGTACGGAGCAAGCTACACAAGTTGCCGCTAACGTATCACAGCGACAACAGCCAACAGCGCAGCAAAGAGCCATTATCAATGTAGGACGTGGCTTGCCTGCCGGCTGGGAGGCGCCAGGCGTAAAAGACCGACGAACAGCCAACCTTAAAATGCAAGAAACCCAGCAGACATCCGATGTAAAAGAGGCAACGGCATTAGCTAGCGAACTACCTATAATTGATAAGCATTTGAAGACTGTCGGACAGTTAATAAAGTACGTAAAAGCTCATAAAAGTTGGTTTGGACCAGGAATACTTGGATATGACATTCATGGCCCAAGTTACAGAAAAAGACAAATCAATAATCCTGACTATGGTGAAATGGAGAGTGGATTTGCTAGTCTAGTTGCGCCTATGGCTCAGGAATTATCAAACAGGGGGCTAGCAAGTTCACTAAACTTTGCAATAGAAACTAAACCTGGATTTCAAAAAAACTGGAAAATCGTACTCGGTAATTTAAATTCCATTCAAAGTAAACTTGAGGCATCTAAGGGCTGGAAAAGCGATCGAAATAGAGCTGTGGGCGGACGACAGCGGTTTAAGGATTTGACCTATAGCCATAAATCCGGGGGATTCATCTAATGCAAACAAGATATTTACAAAATGGTCAGCCATTAAAGTTTCCAGATGGCATGACAGATGCAGAAATGGGGGACGCAATAAAGCGAAACTACTCTAGTCTTATGCGCGATGACCAGCAAGAAGAGCAACAGCAGTCACAGCAGCAAGCGGACGAAACATTCCACCCAAGAATCGAGAGCGACCAAAAGGGCGCATCTGGAATTGCAATAGATACAGCTAATGCGGCGGCGGATGCCCCATTTGAAATAGCCCAAATGGTTAGTGGGCTGCCTAAGCAAATCGGGGAAAGTGGTTCACAAATAATCCACAATCCTATCCGAGCAGCAGAAAACGTCGCGGCCGGTTTGGCTTCAGGGACAAAAGACGTATTAAATGTACCGGGAAACATAGCCGGTTATCTTGCCAGAAAAGAAACGCTAGGTTCTGAATACTTAAAGATGCTAAGCAAGATTCATATAGGCGATACAGGGCTGCAAAAAGCGTTTCTAGGAAACGAACAGCCAGGCGACGCATTCATACAGGGCGTATCATCATTCGCCGCTCCTGGCGGTGTAGTTGGAAAGCTTGGAAAGCTTGGAAAGTTACAGAAGCTATCAAAAGGCGTTAAGGTAGGGACTGCTGGCGCACTCTCAAGCATAGGTCAGAACCAGAATCCAATCACAGGCGCTCTAATTGCAGGCGGGCCATTCATGGTTCATAAGGCGCTACGCGTTGCTAGAAGAAAAGCAAAGGCGAACCCATCAGCAGAGAACATGAAAACTCTTGAAATGGAAGAGGCAATAGCCCAAGAAAATAATGATGCAGCACAACAGGATTTAAAAGATTATAAAGAACAGGCCCGCGAGAGCGACCCAAGCGGCACACCAGCTGATTTCAAAAGAAAGTCTATAGAGCTTCAAGGGAAAAGCGACGTATTACAAAAAGACGCTGACGTACCATTTGCCAAGCCAAAAGAAGGACCAAAAAACAGACCTGAACTTGACACTGGTGAAGAAGCAGCCGTACAGGCAAACGAAAATGTTGATGCCATAACAAAAAGTTTAAGAAAGCATCTTGGTGAAGGAAGCAATCACAAGGTTAATATTGCAAATAATATAATGCGAGATTTTAATGCAAACAAAGCCGAGATAGTTGGTAGTTTTGAGGAAATGCAAGATAGAGCAACTGACACGCCAATAACCGTTGAAAACGTGCCAGACGCGAATAAAATAGAATCGGACTTAAAGAAAATATTTTCTCATGACCGATGGGGAGATGACACATTCAAAAACTTTCGAGACAAATTTGTGAGAGAGGGAACTACTCGGGACAATACAACTGTTGGCGCGCTGTTAACAAATTATAGAGTTACAAAGAGCGCCATGCATAGTGCGCGTAGAGCCAGCACGCAGGCTGGAACGCAACTAGGAGACCAGCTCAATTGGGGAGTAGAAGCGGATAGACTAGAGGCTATCACCAAGAAGCAGCGCAAAATTTTAGAACCCGCTCTTGGGCCTGAAGACTGGGATGTCTTTCAAAACTTCAATGACAGGTATTCAACTGAGGTTGGCCCAGTTCATAGCGACAAGTTATTTAAACAAATTCGCCCAACAAGAGGTGGTCAAGGCCTCGCAACTGCAAATGTAATAGAGAGCATTAGCGGTTCAGGCGAAGGGCCTACAGCGATTAGGCGGCACGCAACAGAAAACCCAGATACCGCATTGAATGTTCTTGGGCAAAAATTTGCATCGAATCCAGAGAAGTTATTAAAGCGACAAGATGCGGCGCAACCATACCTGGCGTCACAACCTCAGTTGCAAAGTATGCTTGCGAGTCTTGAGCGAGCAAACCAACAAAGGACGCGTGCAGGCGAGCATGTAGCTGCGCAGAAACCTATAAACGAGCGAATCACAAAAGAGAGAAAGGCGCGAGATAAAACAGAAGCTACAGAGCGCGATAACACTATTAAAGAGCAAGAAAATCGCCTGAAAGCTAAAGCCCAAATTGAAGAAAATAGAATAAAGCTCAACAGGTGGTCAAAGGTAGCAAAAGACCTTAAAGCTAAAATAGCAAAAGGTGACTTAACTGCGGCGCAATTAAAGCTGGCGACACGAAAACTGAAAGAAGCTAACGAACAGGTTTCTAAAGCAAAAGCAATGGGTCGTAAGATTATTCATATAGCGCTGTTACTTAGTGGCGTACATTATGGAAAAGGGTATCTTAAAGCGTTATTTTGATGTGTTTTCACATTTATGGCATAGATATAAAATATAAGATTGATAAATTATTACGGACCATAAAATAGTTTGAATTAACATGCGTGACCTCCGAAGGTGTGTTTAAATAAATGAATAATAAAAATGCAATATGTACAGCAACTGTCTTAAACTTAACAGCTAAGATACATTATAGCACAGAACAATAAAGAAGGAAATAACATGGCCCTAGATGACAGAATGATACCGGCCCCCGTATTAGATATGTTCTATGTTGACAAGGACACTGGTTTGCCCTTGGCTGGCGGCCTGATATATTTTTACGAGGATGACCACTCAACGCTTAAAAATATTTACGAGCTGGTAGGCACTGCCCCGCCGTACACTTACGCGGCGCTTCCAAATCCTATTGTACTGAATATTGCCGGCCAGGTGGTTAATGCTGCGGGCCAGAACACACTCATATATTTATTTCCTTTTGATGGCAATCCAGAACCTACAACGCCTGTTACGACTAATACTATTGACCTGTATCATATTGTTTGCATGTCGGCTGGCGGCGCTACTCAATGGACGCGCTCAGGAATACCTAGCATTACCGCTGACAACGACCCAACCCAAGATAAGTCACACGTTGGTAACCAGATTTCAAATTCACAGTTTGCTCGCGTATGGATTAATGATGCGCCATCGACTGTGTATACAGCCACAGCATCAGAGGCAGCATTTAAGCTAGCACCTAACTGGGACATCGTTATCAGTGGTGCGGGCGGTACAGCGACGGTTATACGCGAAGTGGTAGCAGGTAATGAGTCAGTAATAACGACCCCGCCGTACAGCCTTAAGATTGTAACATCGGGCGCTATAGAAACTTGTTACCTACGCCAAAGGATGGATGCTAACTCGGGTCTATGGGCAAGCACGCTAGGGGAGAAAACTTATTTATCGGGTTCTTTTATAGCTGAAAACACAGGTGGAAGCAGCGCGACATTATCTTTAACCTATAGAGACTCAAATACCGCAGTAGTGACACCCATTGTCCAGGCTGTTATTAACACTGCGGCTGGGTATGTAGAAAGTAAAGATTCTAGTGACGCCATTCCAGTTTCAACTAATGCGACTAGCGGGGTTAGCGGCTGGATTGATATCCTTCTTAACATACCGCCTGCGTCAACGATTTCAGTTAGTAGCATTCAGGTAGTACCAACTAAGGCGGCAGGAAATCTAGTTGAGTATGATGCGAATACCACGAACCGTGAGACCGCGCTTACGGGTGATTACTTTATCCCTGCGTTGTCAAACAAAGCGGTACCGAGTTATTTGGTCGGCTGGGACTTTCCAGTTAACCCAACTCAGTTTGGCGAAGCTGGAACGGTCACAACGGGTACTCCAAAATATATTTGGGACCAGACAATTTGTGACTCTTTTAGCGACGACATAGCTTACGCGCGAAACTCTGTAACTGGCTCGCTAGAAATCACAACTACTGCAGCCACAACAGGTTGCTATATTTTACAATACTTATCTGGCAACGAAGTTAAGCGGCTTATCGACAAAGAGCTTTCAGTTAACGTCAATGCATATTGTGATTTAACTGCGGGCGAGGTGACGGGGTACATATATTTATATAGAGCTCCACAAGCTACAGCGTTTCCAACGCTATCAACGAACACGACAATTGGAACCGTAGCAACCACAGGCATATTTACAGACTCTTCGGCCGGCTGGACCAAGGTAACTAGAAGCGGTCTTGGTGACCCTAAATTTACCCTTAACACAATTACCGGTACTGATTTAGATATAGACATGAACCACGGCTTTAATGGCTTCCAGATAAAGACAGACGCCCAGCAAGCAGACACTGACAAGTTTGCGATTGTGGTATCGTTTGGAATTCCTGGGTCAATGGGAATTGTGACTGTTAACTCTGTGTCATTAGTACCTGGAAGCATCCCAACGATTCCGGCGCCGCAGACGCCAACTGAAGTTTTGAACGAATGCCAATACTACTATCAAAAATCATTTCCTATTGCTACGGTTCCTGCACAAAACGCAGGGATACCGGGCAGCAGCTGGGGTGTTGCTACAAACGTAGCGGCATCCGCCGGACACGCTGGGGTTCTGGTAGAATTTCAACAGCGCACAATATCAACGCCAGATGTGGTGACCTACAATCCTTCTGTTGGTAATGCAGTAATAAGAAATATAACTAGAAGCACCGACTCGGCAACAAACGTTATAGCCAACACGTCTAGCAGAGGCTTCACAGTCACTGGAAACTTCAATGCTAGTGGTGTTATAGGGGATATTTTAGCAGTACACTGGAGCGCTGACTCACGACTCGGAATTTAACAAAAAGGAAAATAAAAAATGATAACTGCATACACATCAAGACCACCTACAGACGATTACGGCTTAGGTTTTACGACATTGAAATACGATACAGATTTAGCAGGAACTGCGGAGCAGACATTAACTGTTCCTGGCGACGCTAAGCGTTACAAGGCTGTGTTCAGCTATGAGGCTGG